CCGCTGTTGTCCGCGTTCGCCGCTCAAACGATAATGCTGAACAGGACTTTACCGCTACAGAGGTAAGCGATGGAATGCTTGCTACGTGGGTTGGTGCCGGGAATAACGGCTTTGTGCGGACTTGGTACGACCAGAGTGGAAATGGAAACAACGCAGGTCAGTCAACTACGTCATTCCAGCCTCAAATTGTCAGCAGTGGAGCTGTAATTACAGATGGCGCAAAGCCAGCCATTCAGTTTGTGAGTACCACTAAAGCACTTGATTGCCCTGATTCGCAATCTCTTAGAGTCGCCCTGCCCTCACATTACACCGTTTGCAGTACCACATCAATAGGTACAACGCAAGTTATGTTTGGCAAGGGAGTTGGAGTCATTGGCAGCAATTCATATGCAAATCCATTTGTCGGATCCAAGCATCGACCTTCAATCGATAATGGGTCTGAAATAACAGTTATTTCGCCAAGCAATTTGTTGAGCAACACTCGTTATCTGCTTTTTGCCACTTATACGGGAGCGGCACTTCAGGGTGGTTATAACGGAAGCTCCGTTTACACTACTTCTACAAGTGGTAGTGTGCAGTATTCCAGCCAGCTATTCAGGATAGGTGCCCTTGCAAGAGATGCTACTCCTAGTGTTTTTCGGTTTACGGGCAAGATGCAGGAGATTATTATTTATTCGTCAGACACCTCTGCAACCCGCGCCGCCATCGAAGCCAACATCAACGCCCACTACAGCATCTATCCTTAACCCACTATCCCAGCAATGACTATTAACCTTTTTGACGTTATCAAACATGCAGTGTCCCCGTCTTGTGGGCTTGTTTGCTACAGCAGGCGCTGCGTGGTATAAGGTGGTGGGGCAGGCGTGCGCCAACACCCTGCCCTGGCCACAGTTCCCTAGAAACCATGACCCAAGAAGATTACCGCAAGCTCTGCATCAGGCTTCTGATTGCCATTGATTCTGGCAACGCCAAAGCAGAGGATCTTGTGCTCTGCCAGATCCGTCAAGCAGTAAAAGACGAAGAAAATCGAGCGATGGCGCTAAGTTCCCAGAAGTAGTAGCTGCCATGGCATTCACCGAAGACCTAGACCTGTTCCTAAGCACCGACGAGATGGCGGTGCCAGCGGTTTCCGGTGCAATTACAGGCAACGTAATCCTGGATATGCCCAGCGAAACCGTAGCCGGCGGCATAGTCATCACCACTGAGTACATGGCCACGGCCAAGACTTCCGATTTCGGTGGCCTGCTCTACGGCGACCCCATCACGGTGAACGGCATCAACTACCAAGTGCGCGACGTGATGCTGATCGACGATGGGAGCTTCTGTCAGCTGGTCCTCTCAAAGCTGGCGCCACCGGCAACAGCACCTGGCGGCCAGCCGCGTGAGTTCGAGTTGCAGGATCTGGCGGATGTGACCATTGCCAACCCGCAACAGGGCGACATGCTCATCAACGACGGCACCACCTTCGTCAACACGCCTGAAATTAACGGAGGCGGAGCATGAGCACCGATCGCCTTACGCTGCTAGAAGCTCGCGTTACAGCGCTTGAGGGCCCATGACGACCAAGCGCGAACAGATCTTGGATGCGATCGTTGCATCGCTTGCTGGCACCGTCAGCGTCGGCAATAGGATCTACCGCAGCCGCGTTGAGCCTTTTGCTCGAGGCGAGAGCCCGGCGATCGTTGTTGAGCCGGTGAACGACACAGCGGTTCAGACCACGGCACTGCCCACGCTCGATTGGAGTTTGACGGTTCGCGTTGCCATCATCGTTCGCGGCAATGCGCCAGATCAGCTGGCTGATCCGATCGTTGAAAGCGCACACTCAAGGGTGATGGCTGATTTGACGCTGGGAGGTTATGCCTTTGATGTGCGGCCTGAAAGCGTATCGTTTGAGCTGCTCGAAGCCGATCAGCCGGCTGGTGTGATCAGTCTGGATTATTTGGTTCGGTATCGAACGAGCATTACCGATCTGGCAATTTCTTGATGGCTACGATGGTTAAGACCCCGGCGATCAGAGCCGGCCTGCACCCTATGGAACTGAGCGATGGCTCTGACACGTAAAGGCCTGATTGTCGCGGCCAAAGAAACCACCTACGGCACCGACGCCACACCAGGCGGCGCTGACGCGATCAAGGTAATCAACATCAGCATTACCCCGCTGCAGTCTGATGTGGTCAGCCGCCAGATCATTCGGCCATTCCTCGGCAACCCTGAGCAGCTGCTGGCCAACCAGCGCGTTGAGTTGACTTTCGAGGTTGAGCTGGTTGGATCCGGCACTGCAGGCACTGCACCGGCTTATGGCCTTCTGCTCGAGGCCTGCGGCTTTGATGTGACCACCGTGGCGGGCACCAGCGTCACCTACGCGCCTCTGAGCGCATCTTTCCCGTCTGCCACCATCTACTACTTCAACGACAACATCCGCCACAAGCTGACAGGCGCACGCGGTAGCTTCAGCCTGAACACTGAAGTGGGCCAGATCCCGACGATCAGCTTCACCTTCATGGGCATCTATAACGCCCCTGGCGATTCGAGCCCACCGAGCACCACCTACAACGACCAAGCCGATCCGGTGATCTTCAAGGCTGGTAACACTTCAGGTTTCCAGCTGTTCAGCTACGCCGGCTGCCTGCAGTCTGTGACCATGGATCTGGCCAACGAGATGGTCTACCGCGAGCTGATTGGCTGCACCAAGGAGGTGCTAATCACCAACCGTGCCCCTAGCGGAACCGTCGTCATTGAGGCTCCAGACATCGCTGACCATGATTACTTCGCTGACGCCATCGGCGGCGATACCGGAAACCTTGTTTTCCAGCATGGCCAAACCGCAGGCAACATCGTCACATTCACATCAGCGCAAACTGATCTAGGCTCGCCAACCTACAGCGACCAAGACGGAGTACAGATGCTGAATCTGCCGTTTATTGCAACTCCTACAGATGCGGGCAATGATGAGCTGGAGATCGCTTTTACCTGATGGCGTTTGTTCTGAAGCAAGATGATCGGTTCACTTGGCCGATCAGCTTCGATGTGCCGGTCGATGGTGGCCGGCACCAGCGTCAAAGCTTTGACGGTGAGTTTGTTCGCGTGAGCCAAAGCCGGCTGCGCGAACTGGGCGAAGCCATTCAGAACGATGAAATGAATGATTCAGACATCGCCCGGCAGGTGCTGGTGGGCTGGTCTGGCATTACCGACGACGAAGGCGAAGAGGTGCCCTTCAGCAAGGCCGCATTAGATCGGCTGCTCGATGTGCCGATGCTCGCAACCGCGATCGTGACAACCTATTTCAAGAGCCTGCAGGGGGGCAAGCAAAAAAACTAATTGAGGCCGCCGAGCATTGGGCGGCCGGCGGCGTTGAGGACAACAGCCAGCGAGATGCTGCAGCGCTTGGCGTGGCTTTGCCTGCTGATGACCGAGACGACAACTTCGAGGTTTTCCCGGAAAACTGGGAAGCGGTGCAGATGTTCGTTCGTTGCCAGACGCAATGGCGAATCGGCATGGCCGGCCCTATCGGGCTGGATTATGGCGCTGTGAACTGGCTTCTTAGACTTTATGAAGTGGAGGACCACCGCTCCGTTCTTGAGGATCTGCAGACCATGGAAGCGGCGGTGCTGATGACAATGAGCAAAAGGAGCGGCAGATGAACATCGACGCGCTGCTTCGGATTAAGGCCGACGTTCAAGGCGAGAACAACATCCGCCGGCTGGGCAACTCCATGCAGGGAGTGACCGGCAAGGTCAACAACCTGAAATCGGCCGTCGGCGGTCTGAACGCGAGCTTCAAGGCGCTTGGCGCTGCGCTGGCTGTAGGTACTTTTACCGCTTTCATCAAGTCTGGAATTGATGCGGCCGATGCCATCGGCAAAGCCAGCACGCGAACAAGCGTGGCAGCCAACACCCTTCTCGGTTACCAAAACGCGGCAGCGCTTGCTGATGTCAGCAACGAGCAGCTGATCAAAGGCCTAACCAAACTGAACGTCAACCTGGTATCAGCAGCCGAGGGCAACGAAGAGCTAACGAAGCGATTTGAGCAGCTTGGCATTTCGATCAAGCGTGAGGATGGCACACTCAAGAGCACCGAAGAGGCTTTCGCAGAGATTGCAGATCGTTTTGCTGATCTGCCAGACGGTGCGCAGAAAGCCGCGGCCGCTGTTTCGCTATTCGGTAGATCTGGCGTTGAGCTGATCACGCTGCTGAATGGCGGCAGCAAATCGCTTGAAGAGTTTGGGTTCCAGCTGAGCGATGATTTTGCAAAGCGATCTGAAGCATTTAACGACAGCATCACCAAGCTTGGGTTTAGGACACAATCCTTTCAGCTGCAGTTGGTTGATGCGCTGTTGCCGGCGCTTCAAAGCATCATCGACGTGTTCACGGACCTGTTCGATACCAAGCAAGACTGGACGGCGCTCTTCGATGTGATCAAGCTTGGCCTCCGAGGCCTGACGACCGTTTTGGTGGCCACCGTCAAGCTTGTCGATGAATCAGTGCGCCTGATCAGCAGCTTTGCAAAACGCGTGGTTCTGGTGTTCAAAGGTGATTTTCAAGGTGCCGTAGCTGAGGCTGATCTCTTCGGCGCAGGTTTTCGCCAGCGCTTCAACGAGAACGTGCGCCAGTTCCGCAGCATCTTCAGCGACGCTGCTGCGCCTGGGGCTAGTAGTCTTGGCCGCGGTTTTGAACTTCGCGACCTTGCCGCAGAGCGTGAATCAGAATCTGCTGCAACCCGTGCCCAGTCTGACCGGCAACGTGCAGCGCAGAAGGCCGCTGAAAATTTTAATCGCGCCTTGCTGCAAAGCGCCGATCTGGCCGCTGAGCTTAAGCGTCGCATTCGTGATGTTGACTTGGCGACCAGCGGCCTAGGTGAAACTGCACGAGAAGCAATCGACCGGGAATACCAAGAGGCGCTGAACAACATCGCCGACGAAGGCGACCGGCTCAAAAAACAGATCCTCGAACTGCGTGAGCTAACTGGCAACACGCTTTTGTTTGAAGGCTTGGTGAACGCTGATCGAACGGGCCTCGCTCAGCAGTATCTGCAGGCGTTGGGACAGCAGGCCAACATCGATCGGATCTTGAAGCTTGGCCAGCTGCAGGGCGAAGAGGCTCGCCAAGCATCTGCTGAGGCGATTGAACAGATCAGCTTTGGCGCTGATGACAGCTTTTTTGAGGGCTTGTCTGGCCAGATTGAACAGGCTCGAGCAAGCCTGCAGGATTTGGTGGCACCGCTCAACGTGGTGTCGAATCTGGGCGAAGGCATCGGTCGGGCATTTAGCGATGCATTCCGCGGTTTGGTCACCGGGAGCCTGAGCGCTAAGGAAGCACTGGCCAGCTTTTTTCGAGCAACCGCAAACGCTTTCTTGGATCTGTCATCTCAGATCATTTCGCAGCTGATCAAGATCACCATCTTGGAATCCATTTCCAAGATCTTTGGCCCTGCTTCGGGCTTGACTGGTGCAGGTGCCTTAGGGAGTTCTGGCGTTCCTAACATCAGCGGCACGCCCGTGTCTGGTGCAGGCCTAGGCCTCGGTTCGATCGGCACACCAGGCAGCAGCGCAGCCTTTAGTGGATTCCTGCCGGGCTTTGCTGCTGGTGGCATTGTCACCCGGCCAACGTTGGCCATGATTGGCGAAGGTGGTGAGTCGGAGTATGTCATTCCGGCTAGCAAGATGAAGTCGGCGATGAATCGTTATGCATCTGGAGCACGCGGAAACGCTGTTCTTTCCGGCGGCGACGAGACATCCGGCGGCGGCATGGCGACAATGGCACCAGCAGCCATCGACGTTCGCTACAACGTCGAACGCATCAACAACGTGGATTACGTCACCAACCAAGAGTTCCAAGCCGGCCTGCAGCAAGCTGCTAGCCAAGGAGCTGAACGTGGCCAGCAGTTAGCACTGCGCCGCCTGCAGCAATCAGTCACCACCCGCCGGAGGCTTGGAATCTGATGGAGATCGCACTCGGCAACTACCTGCGCCTTCAAAACCAAAAAGGAACGTCCAGCTTTTATTTCCAAAACTTCTTTATCCAGTCCACGTCCACCTTCCAGGGCGACGAGTACACCTTTGTGCCTTACGGGTTCAGTGGCGTAACCGTCAACCGAAGCGGTGACAACACCGAGGCCACCTTGGTTTTCCCAAACAACGAGTTGACCAGGGCTTGGGCATTGACTGCAGTGCAACAGCGCTGGCTCGCCCGCGTTTATGTGATGGCACTTGCCCCAGAAGACACCAGCGTCGGCACCTTGATGCACGAGTACAACGGCGAAGTTGCAGCCGGCCAATGGGATGAAACCAGCCTGACGCTGAGCCTGAATACGATTTTGGACGCTGTTGGCTCGGACGTGCCTCTGCGCCGCCTGACGCAATCACTGATTGGCAACATCCCAACCTCAGCAAATGTCCGACTGCGCTGATCTTGTCGGACTGCGATACAGGCTTGGCGCGGACGGCAGCGACGGCGAAATCGACTGCATACATCTTGTTTACACAGTGCTGGAACGCCTAGACATTGCTAGGCCTGAATTCAACGAGGACTGGTACAGCGCTTCCAGCTACAAGGTTTTGCGCGATCTACTGCGCTGGGGCGTGAGGGTCGATCGTCCTGAGTACGATGGAGACGTGTTGTTGATGACCCAAGGCACTTGGGCATTTGCCGTCGTATGGCTGAGCGGGGTTCTTTACATCAACACCGAGCTGCAAAAGGTGAGCTGGTGTTCGCTCCGTCAGTTAAGCGCGTACCGCTGCTTCCGTATGAAAAGCAGTTAATCGCAACCCTTGGTTGCACAGAAGAAGAGTACCGAAAATTCACCTACGAAGCAGCCCGCCGCGCCGCAGTCCGCCCGGCTGCCTACGACAATACCCCTGATATTGTTTGTGATCTAGTAGTAACAACTACTATTCTTGTTAATCTTGCAATTGGCCTTGCGTTTACAGCAGTCAGCTATTTGCTGACGCCTAAACCGAAAGCTTTATCTGAAGTACGAGAAACTAGACAGCGACAGCTGCGCGGACGTAAAGGCAGCGATCGCTTCCTTGCCACTAGCGGCTTTGATTCGATTGCCGAGCTGGCAAATTACGGCGACCCAATCCCCATCATTTTCGGCAAATACACCGGCACAACAGGTGGAATGCTTGTGGCGCCCAGGCTGGTTTGGTCTCGCGCTTTCAGCCTCGGCTCTCAGCAATCCGTAAAGCTTTTGTTCGTTGTCGGTGAGCAAGGACTAGGCGAAGGCATCAAGGCACCAGATCTGACTGGCATTTTCCTCGGCACTACACCGCTGGATGCAGTTTTCGACCACACCTTTGCTTTTTACTGGAAGCGCAACTCAAATAGCATTGCTCGCGTAAAAGGCAGCAACCTTCTGTATGGCACTAGAGGAAGCGCAGATTCTGGTGACATCGAGCAAGCAGATGATGTGTACTTGTGCCCGACTCGTAACGCAGCTCAAGACACTGGCTTCTGTCAAGCCTATACACCAAGTAGCACGACACAATTTGGCGTCTATTCGGCGATTGCCAACGGCACCAACTATCGAGTCAACTGGAAAGTAATTGCTGTTCCAGTTTTAGAAGGCAATAACAGGGATGACCCAGACAACGACCCAGGCCGCGCTCTGCTGCTGGAGCGCATCAAAATCGCGGGCGACTATGGACTTACTGGAGACGGCAGCACACCCAAATGGGTAGAGGTGCTCAAGTCAGGCCAGAAAGGAGTTGGCCGAAATTATGGCCGCCGCATGGGAATTATTTCAATCAACGGGGTAAAAGTAACCAGCGGCGAAACAGAGGTGCGCCAAGTTGCTGTCGGCGATCGAGCAGTTTTTCGTATCGAGAAAGGGCGGCTATCAACCAATACCTATTACTTCAAGCAAACAAAAAGCACACAGGTAGACGACATCAATACAGAAGTATTTGAAGGGCAGAAGGAAGCCGACGACGCAATGCAGATCGGCGAAACTTTCATGATCGGCCGAACTGTCTGGGTCGTCGAAAACAGAGCACTGGATATTTTCCGTGGCAGGGATGACAGCGAACAACAAGAGATCACGCTTCGCTGCATTGAAATTTTTGGTAAAGGACCACTGAGCGCATCAATCGGTCTGATCAGCCCGCGCATGATCCGACGCGGTATCTACAACGACGACAACGGCAAAACCAATGCACGCAACGGCCTGGGACTGAACGCAGGTACAAACTTTTACCCAGTGCTGCGTTTTGCTATCGGCGTGGTTCGCAACAACCGTGCATGCGATAGCACCGAAATCGGCATTCGCAGTCAGGTCTGGCAGAAGTCAAACGGCCTTTGCAATTTTGCATCTCTACCGAGCCCGAAAGAACTGCGCCGTGCAGAAGCAAATCAAGTGGCACTTCAAAGCGGCACGATGAGCAACTACATGCGCCGCACCTCGGCATTCGCTCTATTTCTCCGCCCAGCTGGCACGGATGCTCAAGGCAACGAGTATGCCTGGGAGCCACTCGGGCAAACATTTTGTGTCAGCGGTCGCATCCCGCAAGACCAGTTCAACTACTTACGACTGGTGCACCCAGAGCAAGCGCAGTTTGAATATAGATTTGTACCAAACCCCGGCGCAGACATCGCAAGACGTTTCAATGACGAAGACCGACTCTTGTTGCTAAACGCCAAAAACGGCGGCCCAATCGGCGAACAGTATCAAACCCCATACGGAACTTTTACGCTCAATACAGTCGGCGAATACACGACCGCTGGAGCGGTCAAGTTCAACCGCCAGATGGCCACCGACGCCAGAGTGACCGAGGAGCGGATCGACGCAACAATTCCAAGTTCGGTTGAAATTGAGAACTACGTCCCAGACATTGAAGGCGCAGATGCCACGGTCACTGAAGTCGCATTTTTTGACTGGCTGCCTGACGGAGTAAGCATCGGCCGAGCTGGCGCAACCTACTACGAGTTTTTCGGCCAAGCATCTCAGGCTGGCTTAGTCCGCACCTACCGCCGAACAGTAAATCTGGGTGATGGCAGATCCGCGACGATCTTGTTTACCGGCGTCGTTGACCGGACATACCCAGCCAACCACCCATTTTTCCCAGGCTTCCGCGCCTGGAGCTTCCAAAGCATCAAAGTAGAAAGCAGCAGCGGCGGTTTTAACACCTCACAAATTTTCAACGTTCAGCTGGACGTATCGCCTGATAACCCTCGCGCTCAACCCTACGGGCTGACTACATGTGGCGTTCGGCTGCAAGTCAAAAACACCAGTCAAAACATTCCGCCAAAAGGCCGTCAGTCTGGTTGGGAATACGAAATCCTTGGGGATCAAGAGCAGTACGCTTCCGGCGATACAAACTCAGCGATTATTTCAGGGGTTTCAGAAGCAGGTAATGCAATTGAAATTAGAGTACAAGGCGTAATCAAAGCGCGCGGAGGTGACAGCCTCAAGAAATTCCCGGGCCAAACAAAAGCCTGGGAAGACGTTACCTACACCGTTGTGCCAGAAGGGACTGAGGGCACATGGAGTAAGGGTGAATACGTGACTATCACCGCAACAGTAAGCAGCGACAACCCTTTTAGAAAGCCTGGCACAGACGTTGGCGTTCGCCTGCGCACGCTCGGCATCCAAACAGTAAACATCCCCGAATCTCGTACCGCCGAACGTATCTTTGAGGCCAATAGCCAAGTCGCCGACCTCAGTTTCTACAACTCCCTACTTAGCAAAAGCAACGAGAGCAGCCCAGAACACGAGATTGTCTACGTCAACGAAACAATCGCAAATGAAACGCCACCTCAGTACAGCAACCTCTCCTTGGCAGGCCTTTCCCTAAAAGCCAGCCAAAACTTCACCTCAATCAATCAGATCCGTTGCTGGCTCAGTGAAGGCATTGAAGTCCAGCGTTTCCTGCCATCAGAGGCTGGGACCATTGGCTCCAGCAACAAATTCACCGACCTTGTGTACCACCTACTTACAGACAAAACAGCTGGTGCCGGCGGCGTCGTAAGTCCAAATCTCATCGAAACAACAGAGCTTGCAAGGACGGCCACCTTCTTGGAGCAAAACAAGCTTTTCTTTGATGGCGCGATCGACTCACCGACAAATTTACGTCAATTTATTGCAGACACCGCTCCTTACTTTCTGTGCTCTTTCGTAATTAGCAATGGCAAATTCAGCTTGGTGCCTGCGCTCCCTTGCGGTCCTGCTGGAGACATTGCTGACAAGCCCATCGAGGTAAACGGCTTGTTCACCTCGGGCAACATCTTGGAAGATTCGTTCGCTGTCGATTACCTGCAGACAGAGGAGCGAAAAGACTTTCAGGCAATTGTGCGTTACCGCAAAGAAAAGAAAAACCAGTTGTCCGAGGAAGCGACATTGAGTGTTCGCTGGGCTGAAGCTGGAAGCGATACTTACCCGATTGAATCCTTTGATCTAACCCAGTTCTGCACCTCACGCGAGCACGCATTTTTGGTGGCGCGTTACTTCATGAGCATTCGCCGCCGCGTTACTCATTCGGTCCGTTTCAAAACTACGCCCTACGGTATCGCTCTGTCTCCCGGCGACTACATTCGAGTGCTTACCGAAGCCAGTCCTTATCAGCCCGCCAACAACGGTGTGATTGGCGCCGATGGAACAATTACAGCAGCTACCACCTTGGTAGATGGCCGTTACAAGATTCTGTACTTCACTTCCGCGAACGAGGAAGTACAGACCGGAGAGCTGACGGTAACAAACGGCAAAGCGGTTGATCCAGACCTATTCAGCATAATTTTCACGATCGACTCTCCGACAGTCTCCAGTAACACCTATGCAGTGGAGCAGCTAACGTTGGACAGCGAAGGCCTGGTTGAAGTGCTGGCAACTGAGTTCCCAACCAGCAGTACGTTTAACAGCTTGATCGTGCAGGACGTACTCAGTCCATCCAGCTTCATCGTTGAGGGTTGATCATGGATTTCCCGGCTTTCGTACCGTCATCCCGCAATTACAACCTGGGCGACTACGCCGTCCGAACATTTCGGGCTCAGTCTGGAGCTGAAAGCCGCATTCTTTACGGCGACAGTAGGTTTGGCGCCACACTGGATCTTCAATATCAAAACATCACCGACAAAAACGCACAAACATTTCTCGGTCATTACGAGAACGTAAAAGGTACTTACGGAACTTTTACGTTGCCTTTACGCGTGATCGAAGGCTGGGATGGATCAAGCAGCCTTTTAGATAGAGCCTATAAAAACCAAAGAAACACAACAGCTACTTACACTGACCAGCAGGGCCAAGTGCAGACAGCAGAACCGTATGAGACACGTTTTCAGTTCGACGGCCTCACTGGAGCAAGCAGCGGATTGCTTTTAGAAGAAGCAGCTGAAAACAATGCTCTGTATAGCGAAACTTTTGCTTTCCCCTGGCGCACAACTAGAGGCGACTTGCTTGACAACAGTGGTGTACTGGCGCCTGACGGTGCCACTGAAGTAAAGATTTTTGAGCCGACTGCATCAACTGCTTACATCTATCAAGGATTTACTTTCCATCAGTTTAACAACTACACGTTTTCCGTGTACATAAAACTGTTTCCTTCGAGTTCTGGCCTTATCACGCTTAGGTCATTTCAACAATTCGGCAGCGCTAATTTTGACTTAAAAGCTGCGCACCAGCTTGTGAGTGTTAGTGGTACATGCACAAATGCGGCAATCGAACCATTGGCAGACGGTTGGTATCGCCTGCAAGCAACTTTCTTGGCCAACGCCAATGGTTCCAACAATATCGGATTCCCCGTGCTCAACCCCTCCGATGGTTCCATCTACATCTGGGGTGCGCAGCTAGAAAACGGATCTGCAGCAACGTCTTACATACCCACGACAAATACAGTTGCAAGCCGCGCTGCAGATAGGCTGCTGTCGATTGGGTCTTGGCGTTACGCAGAGCCACCGGATATCACCAACGTTCGCCCTGGCGTTAGCAGCGCTCGTGTGCGGCTAATCAGTGTTGTATAGAATGGCCCCAAGGAGGTAGCCATGGCTAAGTTTTACACCGGTCGTGATGGCAGTTTGCTGCTGGACGGCGTGACCCAGGCCAAGGTGACCTCGTGGTCATTTTCATCTGACCTAGAAACGCTAGAAACCACGACACTGGGCGAGTCCCACCGCTCGTACACTCCCGGAGTCCAGGGCGCCAGCGGCAGCGCAACACTTCTGTATTACAAAGCAGACGACGGTAGCAACGACGCTGGCGACCTACTCAAAAAACTGATCAACACAAATACGGCCGGCATCAGCGATGCGGATACCGTTCTGTTTACTTTGCGCTATGCAAACGGTGATAACTTTAACGACATTAAATTTAACGCCTACATAACTGAGGCAAGTCTTGGCTCGAGCGTAGGTGAAGTTGCATCTGCTCAGATCAACTTTCAAGTAACGGGTGCGCTAGCTGAGGCGAGTCTGTAATGGCCGTTTACCTTGGGAATGTAGGTAGCATCGAACTAACTCGAAAATCCCTGCAAGAAGAAAAACTTTCAATAGTTAATCCAGACGACGTAAACGTTGCTCGCAAAAGATTCAGTTTTGACTTTGAGGAAGGCGCATTCCTTACCGGCGACTTTGTCACTATCACGTCCACAACAGACGTACCTCTTTCTTTCATCGGCATTGACGGCTGGCGCGATGGCACAGTCCACTCCAGCGGTAACTGGTATATCTTTGTTGATGAGATTGGCGGCATTCGCCTGTATGACAATTTTAACGACAGCCTCGAAGGCGACAGTGCCGCCGCCATCAGCCTGGTAGACATCGCCACAGAAATTCCAATTTCTGTGACCGTAAAAGACAGCGCTGGCAGAATACTGGGTTGCGTGATTCAGTATGAATTAAATACAAACAGAGAGGCTGTTGACGTAACTTCCCTTTCTGACGCCTACAGGGAACAGTACAGTTCATTGATCACTGGAAGTGGCCAGCTCACCGCTCAATGGGACTACAAAAATGTTGCAGACGAAGAAACTGTCAACTACCTAATGCAGCTAGTGTTAAGAGCGGAAATAGGCGGAGTTTTTGGGGCTAAATTTTACCTGAAAAGCGAAGGAACCTCTGCGGCTTCCGGCACTTTTAGCCCTACGCAGATCAACGATTCTCTTTGGTGGGAGTTTGACGCTCTAATCACTAATAGCGCAACAAATTTTGAGCCAGGCCGGATTATCGTTTCCACGGTTAGCTTTGTGACCACTGGGGCGGTCAAGCTTAGGGCGAAAACTGCGGTTCCCAGCAAGCTTCTGCAGGAGGATGGCGACTTCATCCTGCTGGAGCAGGGCGGCAAGCTGGCTATAGATGAGAACGAATAAGGGCTAGAATGTGGCTACCTATCAACTGGCCCGCACGAGGTAAACCGTGGCAGACCTTCGGATTAGTGAGCTTAACAGTCTGGCGTCTGCCGACTTAGCTTCAAACGACCTTCTGCCGGTAGCGGACACCTCTGCAAGCGAAACCAAAAAAATCACGGTAGTTGATTTTCTCAACAAAGCAGTTACGCAAATTTCAGATGACGTAATCCCAAGCGCAAAGATTCTATTTGATACACAAACAATCCCTGGCGGCGCCTTTGTGAATGGCGCTGTTGGCAGCGATCAAATTGCCTCTAATGCAGTTGATTCAACCAAGCTTGCGAGCAACTCGAGCGCACAGGTTGTAACATCTCTGCCTGCCACTGGCGTGTTTGCCGGTCAGCTTGCAGTTGAAACATCTACCAATAAAGCCTACGTCTGGGACGGTAGCGGCTGGGTCAGCTTTAAGGCTGCAGGATCAATCAACCAGCTGGTCGCCACAACTGCAGGCCCGATTCGGATCTCCGTTGCGACTGTTGGTGACGTAGCCACACTTTCGGTCAATCCGCAAGTTACACCAAGCGGTGGCGTCTTTCTCGCTGGTCCAGCTGGAAGCGGCGGCGAAGTAGCTGGTCGTCAGATTGTCGGCTCCGATCTACCCACTGCGACCAACACCGCTAAAGGTGCAGTCATTGTCAATGGCGAAGGTCTGCGAGTAGACGGTGAAACGCTGGAGCTAGACAACGATGTCACTGCAACCAATACGTTTTCTGTCGTCACTCATGACGCGAAAGGTCTGGTAAAAGGAAGCCGCGCAATTACCGCTGCCGATCTGCCAAGCGCAACAGCTAGCGCAACAGGTGCAGTTCAGCCCGGCACTGGTCTGAGTGTCACCAACGCTGGCGTACTAAATCACACAAATGCAGTCACAGCTGGCACTGCAACCAAGATTACGTTTGACGCGCAAGGCCATGTAACCAATGGCGGCACGCTGACAGAAGACGACATCCCCGATATTCCAGCCGAAAAACTGACTTCGGGCGTGCTGGCTTCAGCCGTATTCGGCACGAACACAGTGCCTGGTTCTGCCATTGCGGATGCCGCGATAACTCAATTTGGCGGCCCTGGAACAACTGCTCAAGTCACAATCTTCCCGAGCGCAGATTTCAAGGGTCAGTTTTTCTACGACGTTGGCAGGGGTGACCTCTACATTTGGGATGGCTCCGCCTGGATTCCGGTCACAGTAACCAGCGGCGAGCTTATCTTTGCCGGCATCTACGACGCGGCAGCAAACAACATTGAATCACTTAGCGCAGCCGGCGCCGGCTTGGGACTGAGCCCTGGAGACACGCTACCTACACCGAGCACCCAAAATAACCAATACTATTTTGTTGTAGCTAATAGCGGAACAGGCTCGGGACCGACTGTCCCCAATGTTTCTCTTAACGCTCCAGATCAGTTGCTTTCTGACGGAGTAAGTGCAGCTTGGCAACTTGTCGATATTTCTGGGACAATCACAGGCAACACGGCCTCAAACATTACATTTACGCCTTTTAGCCTTATTCAAGCCACCGACGTTCAAGCGGCGGTCGAAGAGGTTTACAACGAAAGCGTAAGGACAACTGGTGCAACAATTACTGGCACGCTTGAGATTGGCGCAACAGGTGGTTTCCAGTTCGATGGCACGACTGCCAACTCAAACAAAACAACGCTCACGGTTGCCGACCCAACAGCAAACCGCACAATTACGCTGCCCAACATAAGTGGGACTGTAATCACAACAGGCGACAGCGGTACTGTCAGCAGCACAATGCTTGCCGGCAGCATCGCTTACGGAAAACTCAGCCTCACTGGCTCAATTCTGAACGCAGATATTAACGCAAGCGCGGCTATTGCGTATAGCAAGTTAAATCTTTCCAATACTATCGTCAACGGCGACATTAGCTCCTCTGCAGCTATTGCTTACAGCAAATTGAATCTCGCCGGTAACGTTACCAACGCCGACATTAACGCTTCTGCGGCCATCAGTTACAGCAAGCTTAATCTCACTGGAAACATTACTAACGCTGACATCAATGCATCCGCAGCTATCGCAGACAGCAAACTCGCTCAGATCTCGACCGCAGGAAAAGTAAGTGGCAGTGCAATCAACAGCGGGACAATTGCTGGCACAACTGCGATCAGCACAAGTGGCGCGATCACAACCACCGGAACCATTTCCGACGGAACTGGCCCTATTCGGCGAATTCCCCAAAACGCTCAAACAGCTGCCTACACCTTGGTCGCAGCAGATGTCGGCAAGCACATTAGTATCACGACAGGCGGCGTAACTGTTCCCGCTTCTGTATTTAGTATCGGCGATAACGTAACTATCTTCAATAACTCGACAAGCGATCAGTCAATTGTTCAAGGCGCTGGTGTGACCCTTCGGACAGGCGGACAAACTACCACCGGCACTCGAACGCTTGCAAATTACGGCGTGGCTACAATTTTATGTGTTGCGGCCGATGTCTTTGTGGTAACTGGTACGGGTCTGACCTGATGTCTAACCAGGAAATGCTGCTGGGGGGCGGCTTTAGCGATGTACCCCCATTCTCTGCAACCGGCGGCACAATCACAACCGTTGGCGCTGACACGGTACACACGTTTACCGGCAGCGGTACTTTCGTGCTTGAGAATCCACCAGCTGGCTTTACTGTTCAGTATCTAGTTGTAGCTGGTGGTGGCGGAGCGGGATCTGGGTTTTCTGGAGGAGGCGGAGGCGCTGGAGGTGTTCGTCAGGGAAACTTGTCTAATTTCGCCGCCGGGAGTTATGCGGTCGTCGTAGGCGGTGGTGGTGGTAACAGTAATGGAAGTAATTCTTCATTTGCAACAGTTACATCAACGGGAGGCGGAAGGGGTGGTGCAACTGGCGGCTCGGGCGGCGGTGCAAATCGCATTAGTTCTCCGGGCTCAGGGATAGCGGGTCAAGGTAATAGAGGCGGTAATGGAGGCACAGATTTTAATATCGTTGATTGCGGCGGTGGCGGCGGTGGAGCGAACGGAATAGGTGGCAGTCCCAATGTTTCTTCTAGAGTTGGAGCAACAGGCGGAAATGGCGTACTAAGCTCTATACGTTTGACAGGCGGAGAATTTTTCGGTGGCGGCGGCGGCGGAGGGGTATTGGTAGGGGCAAGTCTAGGTGCATCTAATGGATCTGGCGGTGCAGGCGGAGGAGGAAGAGGAGGTACGGCTACAAGCCTGGGAATTACTTCCCCAGGCAATGGCGCCACTAATACTGGTGGGGGTGGGGGTGGAGGTGGAAGTGCTCAAGGCGGCTCCGGCATCGTCATCATCCGTTACACCACACCCTGATGGCACACTTTGCGCAACTTGACGCCAACAACATTGTGGAGCGCGTCATTGTCGTTGATAACGACAACATCCTTGATGCTGACGGCAACGAATCCGAAGCTGTAGGCATCGCTTACTGCCAAGCACTGCTTGGTGCAGATACGATTTGGCGCCAAACAAGTTACAACGGCAATTTCCGCAAAAATTATGCAGAAGCAGGTTACCAATACGATGCGGACTTAGACGCCTTTATCGCACCCCAGCCCTTCCCGAGCTGGAGCCTCAATACTGAGACGTGCCAGTGGGAGGCCCCAAGGGCTTACCCAACTGACGGGAAAATTTACAATTGGGACGAAAGCCTGCTTAGATGGCGCCGCCGTTAGGCTGTCGGTGTGCCCTGTTGGCCCAATGATCGAAGTTCTTGCAGCAGTGGCCGGGGCTTCGATCTCTGTGGCCGCAATGGGCGCCATGGGCTACAGCAAGCGAACCGATGAAGCCCGCGATGCTGTGATCAGGCTCACCATGGCGGTCGAGCACATCGCAACATCGCTTGGCGAGTTGCATTCAGACATCAAGGAAGATCGCAAAGAGACTTTCGGGAGATTATCGACGGTTGAGCAGCGCGTCTCTAAGTTGGAAGCGAGACCACCATCCTGCTGAGCATGGACCAGGCCACCACTTTTGCCATCATTGCGGTCGCTGTCGCTGCTGGCTCTGAAGTAATCGGCATGTTGCCGATCAGAGAGAACAGTTGGGTGCAGCTGTTGTTGAAGGTGCTGCAGACAGCCTTCCCAAAGCGCCAAGGCTGAACCATGGCCAACGAGGCGCCAATTTCGTTGCAGCAGCTCTTCAGGTATTTCAAGGGCCTGCCGCACCAGGCGGCCGCGGTTCAGCAGCTGGAGAAAGACCTAGAAAAGAACGGCTACGCCGTCGCGATGCGCAGAAGCCGCGAATGGTTCGCGACTTGGAGCCAAGACGGCAAGCAAACCGATCTGGCCGCCGCCATCGCTCTGATTAAGGAGTTCGAGGGTTGTCACCTCAGCTCCTACCCCGACCAGCTCAGCGGTGACGAACCTTGGACCATTGGATATGGCACGACGCGCTACAGCAACGGGCAAGCAGTCAAGCGTGGCGATCTGATCAACGTGATTGAGGCCGACGTTCTGCTGAGGCTTGAGGTTGATCGTATTGCAGAGAAGCTGCGCACCACGGTGCCGCATTGGCGGGCGATGGACGACAACCAGCGCAGCGCGTTGGTCAGTTTTGCCTACAACCTCGGGGCCGGCTTCTATGGCGCTGCAGGATTTGAGACAATCAGCCTTTGCCTGCACGAGCGTAACTGGGGCGATGTGCCTGCAGTGTTTGAGCTATATCGCAACCCCGGCACCATCGTTGAGGCTGGCCTGTTAAGGCGCCGCAAGGCCGAAGGCAAGCTATGGGGCCAACACCCACAGATCCAGCAAGAGCCGGCCAAGCTGCGCCCTGAGAGCTCTTTCAGCGCACGGCTGACACCGCATATTCGCTTAGGTGAGTTCGCCCTTGACCAAGAAGCCAGGCGGTTTGACCGTCAGGATCAACTGGACATCGCAGCTGAGCTGGCTGCATTCTTGGAGCGTGTGCGGGTGCAGTTTGGCGGCAAACCAGTGGTGATCGTTTCCGGCTATCGGCCAGAGGCCGTCAACCGTGCGGTTGGCGGAGCCACCAACAGTGAGCACCTGTTCAATTTTGGATGCGGCGCTGTTGATTTTTGCATCGCTGATGCTGACCTGCATTTGGTGCAGGCTTGGTGCGACAAAAATTGGCCGTATTCGATTGGCTATGGCGCCAAAAAGGGCTTTGTGCATCTTGGCATTCGAAATACCAGGGCCAAGATCCGCTGGGATTACTGAGCTTAAAGGTTGCGGCGGCTACAGTCGCTTAGCGGCACAGCGCCATGGCGGGCTACTTCCTTGAGGTGCATTGCAAGCTGTTTATCCAATCAGATACCGAGGCTCAGCTGATCGCTGGCGATGTTTACAGCCAGATCGCTGAGCATATCCGATCCGATGAGGACATCATCGACGTTGAGGTGAACTGCGTCCCGGTGCCTAAGGACATTCATGGGACACCACAGGATTGAAGGCACGTGGCTGGTCACAAGGAGATCAGCCCGCGACCAGATTCTGCTGGCCTGGGATCATCGGTGTGCGTATTGCAACGAAGAGCTGGGATGCAAGCCAACCATCGATCACATAGTGCCCAAAGCACGAGGCGGCCCTACGGTGCCGAGCAATCTGGTGGCCTGTTGCATGAAGTGCAACGCCTCAAAAGGGCACAGCCCTTGGCTTGAGTGGTATCGGCAGCAGGCCTTCAGCTCAACGATTGGCGAGTGGGCAATCCGGCAATGGATGGCTTAGCGCCACTTGTTACCCAGCAACTTCTGACGGCAGACCTCTATGGCCTGCTGCGCCTGTTTTTGCGTCATCACAGACTCAGTGGCGTCCATCGCCTTGACTGCGCGATTCAGCAGATCAGGGTAGGAAGTGTCGCGGAAGTTGGCGGCGATGTCTCGGCAAAACTCCTCCCATAGGCCCGTGTAAGTGTTGCAGGTGCGGCCGCTTTTCTGGTAAAGCGCCTCCATCATGTCTGCGCGTTTTTGGTCGAGTTCAAAAGATTTCATGGCTGTGATGGCCGGCATCAAATTATGGTGCGCGTCTGGTGATTTGGATCAGATTCATCGAGGCCGTGAACTTCAGGCCCAAATCCGGTGGCGATGTGCTCAGGCGATAGGCCCTGTTCAGGTTTTTGCTTCTTGGCTTGGCGTTCAGCGTCTGAAGCTTGCACGCTTTCGACCCAGCTATCAAAGGCTTGGCGACTTGGTGTGCCCAACGGCAGGCCAAGCCACTTGCGCAGCACCTTCACGTCACGAAAAAAAAGGCTGCAGCCCTTGCGGTAGCCGATCCAATAGCGACCATCCCAATCGGGGCCGGTTTCGATTGACATGCCGCCTGGAAGGCGCAGGGCATCGCGTTTGACCATCTCAGGGCTTGAGCATTTGGTTGAGGTAGATTTCGGCCTGCCACAAATCGGAGCTGTAGCGGCAGATTCCGGCTAGGCAGCTTCGATAAAACAACTCGCCCTGCTCAGGTTCGAGCGTCTCAATGAAGCCGCCATCGCGATCGATTCTGCTAATTACTCGAACCCGCATTAGTGGCTAGCCGCCTGCCTTCATTTTGGCACTGCTGGCGGATGTGCCTGTTGATGCGCATCATGGATCGTTGTATCCGTTGCCTGATACCTTCGCGGCTAATGCCAACTTCATTGCCGAGCGCTGAAAGGCTGGCTTTCTTGTATCCGGGCAGGCCGTTGTAACTGCAGACCAAATACCGATCTTCTTCGTCCAGGCTGTTGAGAGCATCTGCGAGCATGTCACGCTCAAAGGTGAGATCGTCGTCTTCATATAGTGTTTTCTCGTCTGGGATCAGATCAATAAGTCGATCCTTCTGAATGTCGTTTGAGGCATGGTTGTCGAGACTCGTGACATCTCTGGCCATCACAAGCGACAACATCACATCATCAGATTCGATTTCCAGCTCGGCCGCGCATTCTGCAAGCGTTGGCTCTCTGCCGGTCGTTTGCTGGTGACGCGTCATGAAGGTGCGCAGCTTCACAATCTTTTCCTGCCTGTGGATGGGCAACCTGATCATCCGATCGCAATCCTGCAGGCCACGGCTGATCGATTGGCGGATCCACCAGTAGGCATAAGTCGAAAACTTATAGCCTCGCGATGGATCGAAAAGTTCAGTGGCACGGTCTAAACCTATGTTGCCAAACTGCACTAGATCCAACATTTCAAGCGATGAGCAGCGCCGCGTGTACTTTTTCGCGATCGTGACCACCAAGCGCAGGTTGCGAGTGATCATGCGCTCCTTGGCTCGTTGGCCGCGGCGGATGATCATCTTCTGCTCCCGCGTGTAGTCAGACGGATCGATGTCTTGAGCTTGCAGATCGAGCATCCTCTGGATCTGTCGGCTGTATTGGATCTCTTCGGCAGGAGTCAGCAGAGGATGGCGTGCAATCTCGGTCAGATAGTGGTGGATGGAATCCATGGCTTTAAGGTGTGAGAAGGCAAAAGAAAGGCCCCGAAGGGCCGTGTGATCAGAAGGGCATTTCAGCGGCAGACGGATCAGGCTGCTGCGCTGGGCGTGGTGGCAAGGTGAAATTAGAGACCCTCAGCACCAGCTTGCAGGCTGTTGAGCCGTCTTTTCGTTCATAAGTTTCGGCGTGGGCATCGCCTGCCACTGTGATCTGGCAGCCCTTGCTGAGGTACTGCGCGGCCACAGCAGCGCGTGCCCCCCACACGGCGCAATCGATTGCCGTCACATATTCTTCGTCCTTAATCTTCTTGTTGACCAGCAAGGTGAAGTTGGTCACTTCTGTCGATCCTGCGGTGTTGTTTCGCGGATCGGCTGCGAGGTTGCCGGAGGCGGTGATGTTCAGCATTGGTTCAAGAAAGCGGAGACGATTGAGAGAAGGGCCTGATTCTTGTTGAGGCCTTTGGTTCGCATGTACTGGCGGAACCGATCAGCAAGCTCAGGCGGTAGCCTGGCCTGCACTTGATTGCGGCACCTCTTTAGATCAGCGCGTTTGCGGTATTCGCGCAACCTTTGAGTATCAGGTTGACTCATAATTTTTCGGCGTGTTGACGCTTGAGCCATGGCAGCATCTTTCGATGATGTCCAGCGCAATCCTGAGCTGAGCATGGCGTTGCTGCTCATAGGCCCACGCCACGTAGCGGTGCCGGAAAAACATTTCGTCAGATTTCTCCTCGTTGAGATAAGACCTGATGGCACCGGCTGCGCGAAAGAGTTGATCACGCGGTGAGCTGCTGCTGGATGAAGTCACGATGTTCGGTGGTGGTGATGTGTTGAGTGATCAGAGCGTCGGCAGCAAGGCTGAATCGCTCTTTGAATGCGACGATCAGCTGATTGCGCTGCTCAGGATTGAGATCCTTTAAAAGCTGAACGCATAGCTGGCGTTCGTCTTCTGTGATCGGCTGGCCTTGGGCCTGCTGCTGGGGCTCTTTGGACGGCTTGGCCGCGGCCTTAGGTGCTGGCTTTGCTTCGGCCTTGGATGCTGGTTCCTCGCGGTGCGGATCCTCTACCGGATCCTTAGCCCAGAGTTCATAGGCCAGGCCAAAGCTGAAGGCAGCGCAGGCGCACATCGCTCGGCGGTGTGTGTCGGTCAGTATTCGAGCGCTCACCTTGTCGAACTGGATCGGATTGTTCCGATGGTCCATGCAAGGGAACGGAAAACTGGCTAGCCGTTCGTCTTCTGGCCCGATGAACTCACCAACCACAAAGGCCGTGCCATCAGGAGCCTGGTGCAACAGGTTGCCGTCAAGTGCCGGCCTTAGGTGGAAGTCCCAGCCAGGAGCGTGCTCGTGGAGCAGATGCGCCACCTTCGCCCAATTGACGTAGGACGCGGCATAGGAGCCGGTGCCCTTGGTGTCAACGTCGGCCTTTGTGATGACACCCGCCAGGTTGGGGATGTTGAGATTGTTGGTTTCAGGCATGAGGCGTGATTGCGATGTGTGTGTAAGGCGCGCAGTCGCGGCCGATCAGATACCCCTTGCTTGAGTTCAGACCAATCACCTGACGATCGTCGAGGTATGCAACACCTGTCAGGGCATCAAGGATGGCTCGGCTGAGCTTGTCGATGTCGCCGATCCTTGCGCTAACTGGCTCATCTGGTGCGCTGGCCTTCAGGTAGCTGATGCCTGCTCTGGACCCGTAATGGCTGGCAGGCCTAGGGAACCAAAAGCGGATCAGAACATCCATGGGAACATTCATTGCCCAGATTGCAGGCTTGTTCTCTATGGCAGCCATGCGGACATCGCTGCGCCAAGGGTGGACACGCTTGGATGATTCCACCATCACCTTGCCGAGCAATCGCTTGCTGCCCTGCGGTGCAGCTGTACCCCACACCGTGAAGGAATAGGCAAGGCTCATTGCTTTGGAAGATCAATGCGCAGGTATGTGGTCTGCTTGCGCGTTGCAGCGCCGCTTACCTGCTCTTGCTCCTGCAGCTGCTTGACGGCCTTGGTGTAAGCCCAGCTGCTGCGTGTCACCGGGACAAGGCGACTGCGATTGATGTAGAAGGTGCCATCTTCGCCTTCATAGTCATCAAGCAAACCGTTTGCCCGGTATTCGTCAAGAGTGTTCATCAATCCTTCAAGCTGGAAATCAAGCATCTTGATGGCCTTTTTTGTGCTTGTGATCTGATGCATTAGATCTTCGACTTTTGAGTTCATCGGTTCTCCTTGGAGTATTCGCGGCGATCACGCAGGTGCGAGAACGCGAGCTGACGAACCTGTGCGCCGTAGGACTGTGAAATTGCGTATAGATCGCGTTGAATGCTTAGATCTGCGTTTGATTGCAAGCCTGAATAGAACCATCCGTTGTTAATGATGTTTGCCATTAAGCTGATTGCATCGCAGACCATTACAGGGCTGTCCAGCAGATCGGCCAGAGTTATGTCTTCCGCTAACTCGCGTATGCGGTTAGGCATTGGGATAAATGGCGGCTTTGGCAGCTGAGTCATTGCTTTTGAAATGATGGCATGGCTAAGCAGCTCTCAAGGTGATCCATGTAGAACTGCCTGAAGACTGGATCTCTCAGCTCAATGGATAGAACGTCACGGTCCAATACGTAGTCCGGTTGAAGGGACGGCTGGCAGGAGTGTGAGTTCTGAGTGCTGTCCAGCTGAATAAAGCTGATGCTCGGGCAGCGATTGAGGAGCCAGATCAAGAGTCGTGCGAGCGGTCCGAGTTCCATAGGTGAAGGCAACGATGCCGGTGAATAGGCCAAGTAGAAGGCCGGCGGTGAACAAGCGGTCGAAGTTCATGGCTGAGTTTGACGAAGGTTCACGAATCGGTAGTAGCCGCGCCTGGCGGCTCTTTTTATAGGGGCATTGTGCCATTTAGAAAAAACGCTTCGCACTTGTGATTCAAAACGAGTCACCGTGTTTTTGCCTTGTGGCAAAGTCTCTTTGTCGTATGCAGTGAGCTCTGTATGCATCTTCAAGAACATAGTTAGCGTGGCAAGGTGAAACTCATCGCCAGAACAAAAAGATCTAAACTCTTCTAGGTTTGCAAGGATGAGAGCCCTTATGTCGCCGATGGTGTGAAAATCACGCATCCGGCTATTTTGATGATCTAGCTGCGCGTGATGCGCGATTCGCTCATCAATGAGCTGGTTAATAAAGTTGATCTGATCTTGAGTGAACATGGCATAAATCGCTGAGTGCTGAGTAAGGCCCCGGAGGGCCCGGTGTGGGTCAGGCCATGGCAACGAGCCGGGTTTTGCCCATGCGCTTTTGCCATCCGCCATCAAATTCAATGACGACTTGAGCCTTGGTTTCGCGAACGATCGCGACGACGGTGTGGGTGTAGCCAAAGTTCCAGACGGTGCGATCACCAGGCTTGAGCTCTCCCGCGGGCTTGCCTGCGACGCGGCCGACGGACTGGATTTGAACGGTGTTGGTGGTCATGGATGGTGAGTGATGAGTGGCGGGCTGCGCCCGTTGAGAGAATTATGGCATACCACAGGCGGATCGTCAACGCCTCAAGCGGCACACCAGCGGCGCACTGTCGTGTGGCTTACGCCAAGGCGACCGGCAATCGAGCGCAGGGAATCGCCCTTGCGACGCCAGCGGCGAGCTCTCTGCTGTTTGCTCTCGGTGGCCCAGAGCAGGATTGCCAGCGGCACGGTGAGCAGCGCGAGCAGTGTGGCCAGCAGGCAGACGGTAGTGGTCATGGTCTGAGTGGTAAGTGGGTGCCGGGCCAACCGGCGGTGCAGCCTTATTCAGGGCATGTTGCGCTCGGGTTTAACGGCCTCGTGTGCGCTGTTCGGCCGGCGGTTGAGTTTTGCGAGTGGGCCGCTCCCCTCGTGCCAACCATTATGGCATACCACAGGGGGTCGGTCAATCGGCCCCGTGTTTAAGGCTCGGCCAGTGCGCATCGCGCTTGCGGCCCTTGGATTTTCCACGTGCGGGACGCTCACGCGGGCTTCTCAACATGTCGATCACCGTCTCGGCGTAGCCAGGCGGCTCCAGATCAGGCCGCAGCGCGAAGATCGCCACCCAATCCGGCTGTGCCATCAGAAGCCACGCAAACGCTCAGCTGTATCGTGCCGTTCCCAGGCCTCCTGCCATGCCGCCATGCACTTGGCCGTGTCTTCAACCCTCAGCTCACACTCGCCCGGTGCAGCCACCAACGTGGCGCAGCGGTCGATCGTGATTGTTGGCCACCACCAGCACATCATCGAGGCGTAGGCACCCAGCTGCGCCGTTGCCGGCTTGCGCGATTTCAAGGCCGCGGCGGTGGTGACCGTCTTCAGATCGCCCAGGATTGTCTGCCCCTCGGCAGTGCGCACTAGGAAATCAAAGCTGCCGCCAACCCTCTTGCGTGGATCACAGAGCGCCATCTCGACGGCTAGCACCTTGCAGTCTCTAAACAGCCAGTGGTCAAGGAGCGGCTCAGCCCACTGACTCCACCGATTGTCATAGATCACTCCCTGCAGGCCGCCGCTGGCCACTCCAAGAAGGTGCTGCTCGAGGATCCCGTGAATGCTGCTGCCACGTATGGCCCAGCCATCCGGGCCGTCTTTCGTGCGCTCGATCTGCTCGCGGGCTTTGGGGCTCAGATCGCTCACGATGCGGGTGACGCTGAAGGGCAGCCAGTCACCGCGGAAGCAGTAGCGATGGGCGCCTGGCTCCATCCAAAGGCCTTCAATAGGCGGCAAGAGCTGGCCGGCAGATGGGAGGCTAAGGGCTGGTCCGGTGATGGCTGGCAATGTGTCCTGGTGGGCTTCTGCTGCCTATAATAGGCCTGCTCTAGGCACTTTTAGGCACATGACACGCAAGAACAGCGCCAACGCAACTCGCGTCTATCTAGACCCAACCGTTGTCGAGCTTGTTGACACCTCAGCACCGGCCGGCGTCAGCCGTACCGGATGGGTGAACTACCTGATCCAGCAAGGCCTCAAGAAGGTTGGCGATAACAGCTCAGCTAAGGCCTGATGCCTGCTCAGTTCCGCAGCGTCCAGTTCGCCCAGATCCCTTCCGATCTGATCGCCGACGCTCCTGATGCCTACACCATCGCGGTCTATGCCGTGCTGCACCTGTACGGCAACCGTTCAGATCGAGGTTGTTTCGCGTCTGCTGAGCGCATCGCAACCGATTCCAAGGTCTGTCGCCGCACCGCCCTGCGCTGCCTCAAGTGGCTGCGCCTGAACGGCTGGGTCGATCACGCCAAACGCCAAGGCAGCACCACCGTCTACTTCGTCCGCCCTATGCGTGCAGACAGGACCAGTGCACAAAAGTGCACCACCCAACCAGTGCACAAAAGTGCACGGCTACCAGTGCACAAAAGTGCACTCAAACCAGAACCCATTAACCAGATAGAAAAAGACTCTCCTAACGGAGAGTCCAAAAAGCCAGGCCCGAAACGCTCCAAAACGGACCCTTTGCGCTTCAAGCAGCTACCGCCTGATGCCGTGCCGTTGGAGCTGCTACAGCACGCCGACCTGTTGGCCGAATACTGGGCCGGCAAGAAAGGCGCCAGAAGCACGCCTGTTTTCAATCGCATCTGCCGCAAGCTGGCCGGCTGGCCACCAGAGGACCGCACAGCGTCCTTGGAGGCCGCTATCGCTGGTTGCTGGGCCGATCTGCACCACAAGGCGCCGGAGCCCCTTCTAGGGGCTTCTGGGCGTCTCTCGCGGCCATCCAGCTATCAGGACCAGTTCGATCGCTCTCAGATCGACTGGGACGCCCTGAACGGCAAGTCCTTTTTCCCCAACGCAATCCCTGTAGTCCCCACAAACCAATGAACGCCAAGACCTTCGGCCTAGGCCTAATGGCCCTGTCCGGTTCGCTGCCCTACGGCAAGAAGCTCACCAACGAAGAGGTGCAGTTCATCTGGCTACTGCTGCCTGCTGATGTCAAAGCCACAGTCACCGACGAGATGTGGGCCTTCGGCTGCTCGCAGCGCATGATGGACCCTGAACCGGCCAAAGAGCTTCCGCTGCATCTGCAGGTGCTCAGCTACGTGTTCCGTATGCGCGATGGCCAGCCTGCCTTCGACTGGGGCCTTAAGGCTGACCTGCATCACCGCATGGCGCTGCCTTCGTGCTTCCACCCTCACCATCAGGCGCCAGAAGCCGATCACGAGCCGCTGCTTAAGCAAGCCGCAACAAACCCCGTTCTGGTAGGTGGCTTCGATGCTTAGGGCTATCGACCCGGTTGCGCTTCGGGCAATCCTGCGCCGCGGTCTTGAACGAGGCCTATGGACCGTTGATCAGCTCGATCGTCCGTCACCGGGCTGGTTGAGTAACACCAGGGTTTGCCCTGAGCTATTCCCCAATGGCTACCGAGGCATCGCCTACAGCAACCCCTTACGGGACGAGCCAGAGCAAGCGCAAGTCAAACAGCCGATAAAGAACCAGCAGCCTGAATACGACGAGAACGCTGAGTTCCCTTTCTGATCTCCTACCCTCTGCTGGGATGACTCCTGTGAGCGGACCTACCCCGCCGAGTGACGGCGGCGGGGCTTAACTCCCACAAACCCATGGCCAGCATCACCCTCAACATCCGCAATGAGCTGCCTAAGGCAGTCCGTTGGACGGACGCCATGACTAAGCAGCTTCCCTTTTCAATCTCACAGGCACTCAACGCCACAGGATTTGACGCACGCAAATCACTCAACGGCGCAACTCGTCAATACTTCGATCGCCCAACCAAATTCATTCAGAAATCCTTCCTCGTGCGGAAGAGCACCAAACGCAACCTGATCGTTGAGGTCTACCCAGACGCAAAGCGCAAGCCCTACATCGGCCGCAACATCACAGGCGGCACACGTGGACAAAAACCTTTTGAGCTGCGCTACCAGTCACTGACGACAGGCACCCTGCCACAAGGAAGAGCCCTGATACCCGCTGCCATTCGCACCAATGCCAACGGCAACGTGTCACTTGCCACCATCAAACGCATCTCGAAGCAGGTAGCCACCTTCGGCCCTAACAGCGTCTTCATTGGCCGACCCGTTGGCGGTGGTAGAGAACCCGGCATTTATCAACGCACCAGAGGCGGCAAGCTCAAGCCGCTCTTCCTATCTGCCAGCCTGCCCAGCTATCGCCCGATCTTCCCCATCAACGAGATCGGCACCAAGGTCGCAGAGCGTCGCTTCAGCGTCTACCTCCGCCAGTACCTCGCCGCCAACGTCGCCAAGGGCTAGCCCCCACCACCATGCGTCGGGTCCTTCCTGAGCCATAGCGGGTGGGTAATCGCATCG